GGGGCAGGTCTAACAGGTACAGAAAGTGCAGCTAGTGGTGGCTATAAGCGAGCAACCATTACTGCCGGTACTGGAAATGTGAGCTGGGCATAATGGCGCATTACGCATTTATTACAGATGGCATAGTCACAGAAGTAATTACAGGTATTGATGAAACTGAAACTATTGAAGGTTTAGATACCGAAACTTGGTATGGCAATTTCAGAGGCCAGACTTGTAAGCGTACAAGTTATAACAACAATATTCGTAAAAATTATGCAGGCATAGGCTTTACCTATGATGCAGATTTAGACGCATTTATTGCACCTAAGTGCCACGATATAGCACAGCTTGATGAAAACACTTGCAGATGGATCTGTGACGATGACAGCCATCAGTTATAACGGCTGGCCAGCATCTAAGGATGTTGAGTCGATCCGTATCAAGTCTTACGCAATCAAGGGAAGCAAGGTAAAGCTGCGCTGCGCCTATTTTGCTGCACCTTTACTGGTTGCTTTTGCAGAGGCCTTTAATGAATTGATCGAGCCGATCGATGGCGGTGCGCTAGATGATTGGGGCTACTGCTACCGAGATGTTAGAGGCGTACCGGGCAAGTTAAGCAATCACAGCAGCGGTACGGCTATTGATCTAAACGCGACTAAGCACCCACTAGGTAAGGCTGGCACGTTCCCAGCTGAGAAAGTACCCATGTTATTAGCTTTGACTAAAAAATATTCTTTAATTTGGGGTGGGACATGGACTCGGAAAGATGAAATGCATTTTGAGGTGGGGATCGACCCCGTAAAAGCCGCAAAATTAATAGAAAAGTTAGGACTAAGTTATGCCGACTAGCGCACAAGTAACAGTAACTACAACAGCCACACTTTTAGTAGCTGCCAATATTATGGATCAGACAGTATTGCTACATAATCTAGGCGGCGGTGCTATCTATTTAGGCGATGCTAACGTAACTACATCTAACGGCTACAAACTAGATAATGGCGATAAACTGCAAGTGCCGGTAGGCGATCACGAAGGCTTATATGGTATTGCTGCATCGGGTACGCATACGATTGCAGTATTAAAACAAGTCAACTAAGGGCATTTAGGAGTAAGACCATGAAAGAACAAGCTAAGGCCGCTGGCCTGTCATACCTACGCGCCGCGTTTAGTTGCGCAGCTGCGCTTTACATGTCCGGCATTACAGATTACAAGACACTAGGCAACGCGTTCATAGCAGGACTGCTCGGGCCATTATTGCGAGCCATGAACCCTAGCGATCCTACTTTCGGCGTTAAGTAATGACGGCCGCCCAGTCGCTATTAGCAATAGCCATAGGTATCTGCACACTTATGGGGTTTGCGGCTGGGCTGGTTCGCCATCTAGTTAAGTATTACCTAAGCGAATTACGCATAGATAATAACGGCGGCCATAACCTACGCGGTCGAGTGGATCGCATAGAAGGCAAGGTAGATAGCATTTACGAGATGTTGCTACAGCGTTAGGGCGTGTCGGTTATTGCCAACTGTCATACCCAGGCTTTACCCTTTATTTACACGTTAGGCAGGGCTACCTAATTGGTTTAGCACGGCTTAACCCAAACAAGGGCGAAGTAAATGGATATAGAAAAAGTAGCAGTATTCGTAATAATGGTGAGTATTGCTTGGTTTATTGTAGGTTGGTCAGTCGGTTACAAAGAAGGCGTAAAGGATGGCTACAATCGTGGCCGCGCAGCTGGTATGCGTGTAGCTAGTGATCGTGTGGTCAAGTAATGGCCTTTGACCTAAATAATTATGAGGATGTAAACAGCCGCATTAAGCGGTTTAGAGAAACCCATATCTCAGGCAGAATTATTACTGAGATCGTTGAGATCAACGTAAAGGATGGTTATGTAATCATCCGTGCCAGCGTATTTCGTGAGCATGAGGATGTAGTACCGGCGGCCGTAGATTATGCCTATGAGCTGCGTACTGATCGAGGCGTAAACAGGGACTTTTGGATCGAAAATTGCAGCACCAGCGCAATCGGTCGAGCCATCGGGTTACTCATGCCAAGCGACGCAAGGCCTACGCGGCAAGACATGGAGAAGGTAGAACGCCTACAGGCTCAGCCTGCAGTAGAGGTTGATCTATGGGCTACTGCTACACCTGCAGTAAAGGTTGATGGCGTGGGAAGTGTGCGCCCAGCAGCTGAAACCATTGCAGACATTAAAGCGCAATTAGGCAGCGAGATCGTAGATCCTGCACCTATCTGCTCGCATGGCCGCATGGTTTACAAAGAAGGCGTAAGCGAGAAAACAGGCAATAAATACCGGGGCTATACCTGTAGCAGTAAGTCACGGGGCGATCAATGCAAACCTATATGGCTATAACCGAGATGGCGCAGATCGTCCAGGTGATCTTAGATCGATCGCAGGAGTTACAGGCAGCAGCTAGTGGGTTTGCCCGTAGCACAGGCGAGAAGGCTAATACGCCAGATCATGCTGGGCGATATAACACTAAGATCAATTTTCACGAGTTTGTAGCCGAGCATAGTGAAGCCGCTGGCGCAGAGATAGCAGTAGCGCAGTACATGGGTATCCGTAACTTTATACCTACTGTTAATACTTTCCACGATGAAGCCGATATAACTATGGGAAATTTAGGCTTTGAAGTTAAGTGGACTAAGTACATTAACGGCCATTTAATTATTCATAAGGATTACCCACGCCTTAGCGATGTGGCCATATTGTGCGTAAATAAGTCGCCTGTATATCAGATCATCGGCTGGATGCCCATAGTGTGGGCTAAGAAGGCCAAGTATTACAACGCAGCTGATGGCAATTACTGGGTATCTCAACGTGAGTTATTTGAAATGGATGCGCTAAGGAAGTCTATATATGGCATTACTGAGGCTTAACTGCAGGGTTTGCGCCAAGATTGGCTCTGGTATGCAAACACACAAGATCGTAGATGAATTCATTAACCTGCCGCCTAACGTAGTTTGCGTTCAATGCTTAGGCTGTGGCGTTATGGGCATAGAGATGCTACTCAATAGTGAACGCGCTAAGGATGAGGACATGCTAAATGACTAACGAGCTAAGAATCAGCTGCAACTGCGAGGACTACAAAGAGATGAGCCTTTCGGTTCACCTGGTTAATGGCGCTATCCCGATCATCATTATCAAGTGCGAGCAGTGCAGTAGCGCATATACAGTCATGCCTAATTCGGTGCAAAATGCCTAGTTACCTATACCGATGCGATCAATGCGGCGTTGAACTAGAGATGAATCACCCGGTAAGTACACACGGCGACAGCGCACCCTTGTGCTGCAGCTACCCAATGATGCGCGTGTTTAGCGCACCTTCAATCATATTTAAAGGGACAGGATGGGGTAAAGACAAATGAGTAATACAGAGATGCGTACGATATTGCAGGATCTAAGGGAACTACTAGCTAAAGAGATTGAGCATAAGTTCATGCCCTTACATGTATGCCAGGTATGCGACAACATAGCCGTGGGCGCGTTAGTAGAGCAGATCGTTGCCACGATTAGGGGCGATAATGATTAATCCCGATGACTGGAAAATGGCAGAACGCATAGCCGAAAACAGCAGCACCTTTAAAACGCCACAAGAGGCTATTGCTGCGTTTGAAAACTTGATGAAGCAAGTCGAAGCTGAAGGCGATCAGGATGAGTAAGCGACTGGGTGCGGAGTTTTACACAGTTGCGGATAACGCTGTGTATAACTCATGCTGTGACTCTATACAGTTTAAATACCTGTGCATAACCTGTGGACAAAATGCAGGATGCTATTTCTGCAGCTTTAACCCAGATGAAAAACATGAGTGTAATGAGTAGCGACACGCCCAAGATCCCGCGTAAATTGAAATGGATTTGGTGGTATGTGCTACCATCTATTCTTGTAACAGCATTTAATAATAATGCTTATGCTATAAATAATAATGATATAGAGAAAGAAAAATATAAACTCTATAGTCATATAAAACTAACTAACCATAGGCAATACCTATGTTTAGAGAAGCTTTGGTATCTTGAATCTAAATGGAATTACCGGGCTGATAACAAGCGATCATCTGCATATGGAATACCACAGCTGTTAAAGCTAAAGACTAATGATCCTTATAAGCAGATTGACTTAGGGCTTATCTATATTGCTAAGCGATACGGCACACCATGCAAGGCCTTGTCATTTCATCTAAAGACTGGGCACTACTAATGGCTAAGCGCGGTGACCCACGCAGTCAACGTAAGTACAAGGCGATCAGGCTTACAGTCCTGGCTAGGGATCAGTACACCTGTTACTACTGCAACCAGCCAGCTCATACAGTCGATCATATAATCCCAGTATCTCGATCTACTGAGGCAGAAGCCTACGATCCTAACAATATGGTTGCCTGCTGTAGTCGATGCAACAGCAAGCGTGGATCTCGTAACCAGGCTGTTTTTTTAGCACAGACGGCTACCCCCCCTGCCTTTTCGTCCTGTTTATCCCCGAGCATGGTTGAAACCGTCCACAAAGGCCCAATGACTGGTAATCTCTAGAAAATGAAACTAGAACTGGTAGAAAATCCGCCACCCCTTACGGGGGCTGTCAGGCCTCGATTACATACGCCCTGGCTGGAAGGCGAATCTAAGGTAGATGCCATAATTAAACTAGCTGAGTTAATTGGCCAGCCCCTTTTAGAGTGGCAGATTGTAATCCTGCGAGATATGTGCGCCGTAGATGAAAACGATCAATTTATAAAAAAATCTAGCTTGTTAGTTTGCAGCCGCCAGTCCGGTAAAAGCCACGTTCTGCGTATGCGCGTACTAGCTGGGCTGTTCTATTTTGGCGAGATGAATATTCTTATTATGAGTTCGCAGATGCTCATGGCGTCTAAGTCGCTTGAGATCATGGCAGGCATTATTGATCGTAATGAGTTTCTACGCAGCCAGGTAAAGGGCGGCAATATTGAAAAAGCCTACAAGCGCACTAATGGCAATAACCGCATTATCCTAGAATCAGGTGCAGAGGTGCGCGTAGTAGCTGCGACTGCAGACTCTAGCCGTGGATTAACGGCCGATGTAGTTTGGATCGATGAGCTGCGCCATGTCGGTACAGAAGCCATGGATGCCGTAAAAAGTACAACCCTAACGCGCCCTAATTCGCAGCGGTTTTATACATCTAATGCTGGTTTTAAGGATAGCCATGTCCTAAATGACATGCGCGAAAGATCGTTAAACAAGCCGCCTAAGTCGGTGGGCTATTACGAGTACAGCGCGCACGATGGCTGCGACATCTGGGATCGATCCGCTTGGGCAATGGCTAACCCGTCTTTGGGTTACCTAATTACCGAGGCCGCGATTGAGGAGATAGTAGCTACATCGGATTACAGCGCGGTAATGACTGAGAACTTATGCAAGTGGGTAGGCACGGATCTATCGCCGTGGACTCCTGGCAGCTGGGATGAGTGCGCCGATCCTGATCTTATTCTGTCGCCTGGCATGTATTCGATGTTTGCCTTTGACATTGAGCCACACTCTAAACGTCACGCAGCTCTAATGGCTGGCGCAATCTTGCCCGATGGCCGCATAGGTATCAGCCTGGTTAAAACGTGGGAATCGGATCGCGCTATTGATGAGCTAAAAATTGCCGTAGATATAAAGGCTTACTGCGATGAGTGGATGCCTAAGCAAGTGCTGTTCGACAAATATACCGGGCAGGCTATTGCCGATCGCCTGCATAATTCTGGCGTAAAAATTGAGGACTGCTCAGGGTCGCAGTTCTATGTTGCCTGCCAGACGTTTAAAGATTACATAGATAACAAGCGCGTAGTACACGGCAATCAAGAATTTTTAAATGAGTCTATGGATAACGTAGCTGCTAAAAGTAACGATCAAGCGTGGCGCATTATCCGTAAACGATCCAGCGGCAGCGTAGCCGCGCCGATCAGCGCAGCCATGCTAGTCATGCACCTATCTAAGCCATTACAAGAAGCCAAGATATACGCGTAGCGACACGCCGAGCAGAATCGGTAATGTGCTTGACAATTTGAGAAAATCCCACTTATGGGATTACTGGAAACTTTAGGCTTTAAGGGTAAGGCAGAGGTAACTGCCCAATATGCGCCTGCCATTATGGATAGTACTTATGGTGCTGGCATGTACAGCTATAACAGCGGCCTATCTAATTATGGTTATGGCGTTGCTATTGATCGCAATTTAGCACTCCAGGTTGCAAGTGTTAGTCGCTGCCGAAATTTAATCGCAGGCGTTATATCCAGCATCGATCTTGGCTTATACAAAAAATCTACAGGTAAAAAATTAGAAAGCCCGCTATGGCTAGATCAAATGGATATTCGCCAACCGCTTAGCGTGACCCTGGCATATCTAGTTGACGCGTTGCTGTTCTACGGCGTGGGCTATCTAAAAGTCCAGTCAATTTATTTTGATGACCAACGCCCATCAGGTTTTGAATTTGTACCTAACACACGCGTTACAGTAACTACGAATAAGTACGGCGATGAAGTTGAGTATTACTCAGTAAATGGTGAACGCGTACCGATGTCCGGTATTGGTTCGCTAGTTACATTTCAATCGTTACTACCTGGAGTATTGCAAACTGGCGGCCGCACAATACAAGCTGCGTTAGATATACAAAAGGCTGCAGCAGTTGCAGCAGCTACGCCAATGGCAACTACGATCTTAAAAAATACCGGTGCCGATCTACCAGAGGCACAGATCCAAGGCTTACTAGCTGCGTGGAAAGCCGCGCGTAATAATCGCAGTACCGCATATTTGACTAGCACTTTAGAAGCGCAAAATATTGGCTTTAGCCCTAAAGATATGACATATAACGAAAGTAGCCAATACCTTGCTACTGAAATTGCGCGTTTAATGAACGTGCCTGCGTATTACATAAGCGCAGATATGAATAACAGCATGACTTACCAAAATATTTTAGATGGCCGTAAAGAATTTGTTGCGTACTCATTACAGCCATTTATTAGCGCAATCGAAAATCGTTTAAGCATGGATGATCTAACTGCTCACGGCAACGTAGTGCGCTTTGCTATTGATGAAACTTTCTTACGCGCAGATACTATGGCGCGACTAGATGCAATAGAAAAAATGTTAAACCTAGGCTTAATAGATATAGGACAAGCTCAGCAGATGGAACAGCTAACACCTAACGGATCAGGAGATACTGCAAATGTTGCACTTAACGTTTAATAACGCGATCGAGGCGGCCGATACAGAACGCCGCATGATCTCAGGCAAGATCGCACCATACGGCGAAGTCGGTTACACATCCGCTGGCCCGGTTGTATTTGAAAAAGGATCTATTTCAATTCCAGATGTAACAAAAATCAAATTACTAATGCAGCATGACAGCACAAAGCCAGTAGGTCGCGCTACATATTCCAGCGATGATGAAAGTGGCATGTATGCATCGTTCAAAATTTCAAGTAGCAGCCGGGGACAGGATGCACTTGTACTAGCTCAGGAGAACCTTGTATCTGGCTTATCCGTTGGTGTGGATGTATCCGCATCGAAGCAGATGAAAGGCTACCTGTTAGTTACCGCTGCAGTCCTGAAAGAAGTAAGCCTTGTGGAGTCGGCTGCTTTTGATTCAGCGGCCGTAACTGATATT